CTTGTACAGAGATATGATATGAGCGAGGATGGATCCCTGGATTCTCAGCGCTTAGCTCAAGCAAGCCTCGGGCTTCATCCTCGCTCATATCATATCTCTGTACAAGAATATTGACTGAGCTTGGGCTTGGTTCCTTAGCGCCCTGCATTAGCTGTCCCTGACCGAAGGCCCCGGCAACAGCTTCAGCACCACTGGCTGCTACATTAGCGACAGCCTGCTTCTGCTCTTGCTTTCTCTGAGCGACAGCAGCTTCAAGCGCACGAACTTCATTAATCTCTCGCTGCTTCTCAGCAAGATCCTGCTCTTCGATAACCTGCTGCATAGCAACTTCGGAGCGTGCTCTAGCCTCATCAACGAGGGCTGCCTGCTGAAGAGCAGCCCCTGCCTGAACACCAGAGCCGGTGCCTGCAAGGAGGCGATTCCTTTGTGCTTCAGCATAATCAGAAGCCTGCTGTGTTCGTGAGGATAGTCTTCCTTCAAGAACATTACGTTCCTGTTCTGTAAGCCCAAGCATACCAAGCTCCTCCCTACTTTGCAGAGCCTTAAGCTTACGCTTCTGCTCACGATCATAGTTGGAAGGAATGATGGTTGGAAGTTGAGAAATTGTCTCTCCGGCCACGCCGATGAGACCTGCCAGTAGTAGTGGATTCATTTGTGTATCTCCTCGTTAAGGTGAATTTGTCAATTAAATATAGAAAGTTTCTACGGTGAACTGACGAGAACTACAATAGCCAGATTCCACCTTTGGATTGATAACTACGCAAACCTGGTAGAGACCAAAGTTAATGTTCTTAAGCATCCATTGCCAGCCGATCCAACGGCGGACAGTAGTTCCTGATCCACCAGGATCTGTGGTGCTGGCAGATGCCGCTCCGGTTTCTTCGTAAGTGTAGGCAAGTGTGCCTGCAATGTATTCTACCGTGTTGTCCTGTTCGTTAGTCAGCCTGAGATAGATAGGACTGGCCCACTTACCACGGCCAGGATGAGATCCATTGCTGTATGGAGGGGCGGTGTTGAGGATGTTCTCGGTAGAAATGAATGTTGCACCGAAGGTTACGAACACACTTCCACCAACTTCCATCTCAAACCTGGTTCCGGTTTCAAAGATGTCCTGGTACTGCGTGCTACCAGTCTGGTCGTTAGCCTTTGTCTCCGAAGTAAAGTACGAGCGGTTGTTAATCTTAGTGTCACTGAAGCCACCGAAGACATCACCTGATGTGAACTGGTGAGAGCCAGTCACTGGATCATATTCACCTCGCTGAATACTGTCGTAGTCAAAAGTATTTGAATCAATATCTGCGATATAGGTCTCTTGGTTGATTGCAGTCCGAGCGCCTGCATCGTTTACAATCTGACCAGAAGCGTCAACGACCTGACCGTCAACATAGTTATATTGTTTTGTATATGCCACTGTTACCTCCTCGCGCTAATTGCAAAGATTTGGTTGCGACTAACACTAATGCTATTAGAACCGTTGTTTACCTTTGCTTGCAGTTCAAGCTTCTTGTACTGTCTATTACCAGTGGTTCCGTCAAACCTTCGAACAGCACTGAACTGGAATGTCTGGTACTGAATCTTATCACCTGTACCAGAAGACTGATCGGTTACACGAGATCTATCTGTAAAGCTGTATCCCCATTCACCAATAGTAGTGGTGGCATCTGGGCCACCACCATCACTGTAAGTTAGTAGAAGTCTGAATGCATAGTAGTTGAGGGCACCGAGATCCTGACTGTTAGGTCCTGCAACTACGGTTCCCCTAATAAGTCCAGATGCACACCAGCGCGTAGCCTCGTTGGCATCTGGGAAGAAGCCGGTCAAATCAATTTCTGACAGGGATGCGATGTTGATTGTAACGTAGCTGGTGCTGTTGATTGTATCAATACCTGGGCCCTCATAGGCGTAATCATAAAGACGATTGCACTGTTGAGCTGTGGTGTCGAAATGCTTTAGTGTAGCCCAGTTACTTGCTGTGTTTGTTTCATCTACTGTAGCAGATTCTGTAGCCAGATCATCGTATGGCTGATTAAGCTCGGAAGCCGTTGGTGCATTTCCTTGCTGATAGTGTGTCTTAGAAACGGTGCTCATAGGTTCTCCTTACCTGTATACATTTCGTGCCCAAATCTCTGCACCAAAGATATCAAACGGTGTAGAAGGATCAGACAAAAGGATGCTGTTGTTTCCTGTGAAGGAATTTGTTCTGAATCGAACATCAATCTTAACAGGTACGGATCCAGTAGGGATGCTGAATGGAATGGAGGTTGTGTGTCTGCGAGGATAGATCCATCCACTACGTCCGACAAGAACGCCGTTGACAAAGACAGCCCATTCGCTCCACCAGTCTCCACCAATCCAAGCTGTGAAGTTAGGATCTCCCGAATAGAGAACGCGGTTCGCACCGTGATGCCAGTCGATAGTAGCGCAACCGACAAGCATACCTTCTCGTGCTACGAATTCAAGAGGCCAGGGCCCGAAAGGCCCGTGGTCCTCAAGCTTGTTCCAGCCACGTCGCCAGTTATCTGCTGTCAGGTCGATGGTGTGAATAGGTGTCCAGACATCTGTAGTCTCCCATTCAAAGCCTCTGGTGTCGTAGTAAGCCTGTGTAGGTACACGAGATGATAGCTTGTGGATATCTCCAGAAGAATAGTCAGACTGTGGAACGACTGGAAGTTGAAGCTCATCAAAAGTCAGAGCGTCAACAGGCATGTTGTTGCCATCAAGGTTGCCGTTGAATTCTCCAATATACTTTTCAAAGTTCTTATTGAAGGTGTCGGTCTTTGCCTGATATTTCTGCCCTGTTGGGATTTCGTCCCACGCCTTGCTCATAGTAGTCTCCTTATCTCGGCTGTCCCGAGCCATTTCTTGCAAGCTGGTTAAGAGCCTTCTGGCTTCTATCGGAGAAGTCAATATGGAATCTTACAATGTGGAAGGGATTCCCGTCAACTGAGGTCAGCTTGAACTTAAAGTTCTGAACCAACTTAGTGTTAACATCCCATCGAAGTGTAGTCATCCTACCGTCCTGCAACATGCTCTCACCAATAGTGTAGAAGTTCTTAGCTCCGGTATTGCTTGGTCCCATTACAGGATCCTCAGAGGTAGTCAGAACCGTTTCGGGACGGTTCTGTATCTGGTCACCTGCGCTGTTGAATAGGTAATCGTAGTCCTGAGCCCACTGAAGCTGTAGCTCTGTGTTTCCTTGTGAGACAATCTCTACCTCAACAGAGAAGACACGATGCTTAGTGCTGGTGTCGCCAAAGTTAATCCACGAGCTTTCCCACACTGCTGCTGGAACACTATTATCACTGACGTTGAATGAAGCAACTTCATCACTGAAAGAAGCGGTAGACCACCTTGCTCCCCAGCGTGTGCTTCCACACCAAACGTGTAGTACGCCTGGAAGGATTGCACTTGCGCCAGCAAGCGTTGGGATAGAAGGAAATCCTGCCAGCGTCCAGTTAGGGCGTGGTCCAATAATAATATTTCCTTCTGGATCAGCAGTCATGCTGGTGAACCAGAATGATTCATCAGAAGTACTTGAGCCATGACGGAAACTAAACTGACCTGTCTGTGTGTGTAGAACGATACCTCTTGTGTTGTGGTTCATTCCATCAACTGGATAGTGACACCAGTATTCCTGTTCTTTATGGGAATACACAGCGGTTGCACGCTGGATAGCAGCGCTGTTTAGTCGCTCCATTTCCTTACCTGCACCGTTAGATAGCTTGGTTACACTAACCTTAGAACCACCTTCGGTTCCTCCGCTGATTGCATATAGTCCTGTCCTGCTTAGGAAGCAGACACCATAGCCAGGAACCAGCCTCACAGTGTTGCTTGCTTCGGTTCCAACCTCAGGGCTGAGCTGAGATACAGAGAATCCCTGTGAGGTGATTCTCACCATATCAATAGCACGCTGCCTGAAGATCAAAAGGTTGTTGTAGTATGGGAAGATTTGCGTGATAGCACCACCTGCGGTGTTACCAAGCTCGAAGTAATCGAATCCACCGAACTGCTCTGGCAATCCGGGCTTGCTGTAGATAAGCCTTGTAGGATGAGGTGTACCACCTCCGAGCCACATGTGACCGTTCCAAGCAGCACCGTACTGGTATCCACCTGAGATGGTAACGCTGTCCACCTGAGATGGAGCCTCGTCAACCAGAGAGCCGTCTGGGACTACATCAATGAAGTTCTCCGAGCAGTTCTCATTAATCTGTCTTACGAAGTAATAGACACTATCTGCTGCGCCAGTAGCTGTTGCGAGCTTCTGGTTCTTGGTGCGGTAGATACGACGAGCAACTGTGCCCTTAGGTCCAATAGGAAGGTCTGACAGGAAAGCTCCGAACTTCTTATCCTCAGCCGCATCAGAACCTGGCATCCAGTCAACTACCGTATAGTTGGAAAGAGGAGATTCTGAACCTGTGTCAGTGATGAAACTGATCTTCCATGTATAGTGATTCCTTTCATCAATCTGTCCAAGACCATAGTGGCTGGTCTCACTGAAGGTAGGTGCGGCGATACCAGTAGTAAGCGCATCACCAGCCAAGTAACCAGTCACAATATCAATTGCCTGAGGTTCACCAGTGTTGAATGTGAAACCAAAGTTCCTGCTCTTAGTACGACCATAGAACCACAACGGCTCGTCATAGCCGTTGATGATTAGCAGTCGGTTACCGAATGGAATGTATTGTGTTCCAGGTTCATTGACAGAAGGGATGTGTCGATCTGTATCAATCACCTGAAGGTCGTTGAAGTAAGTGCTACCAGCAGCCCCCTTGTTTCCCCAGAAGTAGTACAGTGTACCGGCCTGCTCAATTAGGTAGTAGACCTGTTCAGTGTTCTGCTTCGCCCAAACGAAGCAGCTATCAATCTCTGAGGTGTATCTATTAATGGTGGAAGCGTTGCCAGCGATACTAAACGAGGAACCGGGATCCCACCAGGGCTCCAAGCCACGGTCAAACCTCCAGCCCAATCCATCTGGATCTACGCGGGCTGGCGTAATGTCTTCCGCTGAACCAATGTCTGTAATCCAGCGCTGGTCTACACCAAGTGCTGGAACAAATTTAATCCGCTTGCCTGTTGCGCTCATGTTATCTCCTATTAGCCTAGTGTGGCAAGACTGGCACTGTCGAAAATCCACCTGTCTCGATGGACACCGAACTGTCCACGTCTAACATTCATGTCAATCTTATCAATGTATCTCTTCTGGAGATCCTTCATTGAATCTTCAATTCTGCGCCTGTAGATGTCAGACATCGAAGCCTGTCCCAGCTTCAGGTAAATCTGCTCAAGCGCTCTGTATACGATTAGCTGGTGGAATTCATAAGGTAGCTGAGGGCTATCAGTTGCCTTGCAAAGCAGCTCTGGCTTGTAGAAGTAACGCTGAACACCATAGCGAAGCAGGTCCTGATCAAGCTTAGGATGGCTACCAGGTACGGTGCCAACGGAAGGCACCGATACGTCCCAGCCGTCAACACGGGGATAGGGACGAATACGCTGGTAGTGTCCATCGTATTCGATGTAGGTTGCATTGCCGGGATCAATCTGATCAAAGCGGGCAATGGTTACAAAGCTGTCAGTGTCTTCAGCCTTTACAGTGTCAAGCCAGTCGTCGTTGTTACGAGCAGCTACGTTGTTGGACTTGTTGAATTCCTTCCAGCAAGGGAGACCAAGACGCTCACCAGCGCTCCTGTCGTAGTTAGCATTCCAGTAAACAACCTTACGCAATCCTTCATACTGTGCAGGTCTCTTATCCTGAGACTGGAAGGCGTCAGCAACGATTGGCTGGTCATCCCAAGAAGCAAAGCTGATGTCAAACGTATAGGTAGGATTAGCCTGTGGATCGTCTGGGAAGGTTACAGTAATAGGCTCAGACAAAGCTCCTACGTGTCCATCTCTCTCAAAAGCCCAGCACACCTCAAGGGAGGTGTTCTCTGGGAATCCGTCATTAGGGAATAGCAACCGCTCTGTAACGTTAGCGAAGGCAGTCTTCTCAGCAGGAGGAACAAACTGAGGGGCTGACATGACGTAGCCCTCTGCGAAGGACGCAGTGTAGTCCATGCGCAGATTCAATTCCTCATCCCTGCGAGCCATTAGGCCAATCAGCTTCCCATAGGCTGGAGAGCCATTACCTGGAATGGGAGCGTCCCTGTGAGCAAGGCTTAGAAGCTCAAGGCAGTCCTGTTCAAGATCGTAGTAACGATGCTTAATCTTCCAGTCGGTGCTCGTAACAATGGCTGGGCCATGGTATTGGCTGTCAAGATAGATAGTGTCAGTAGCGCCCTTCAGTACCTTACTGATGGTGTATTCGTAACCACTGATCTCAATCGGCTGTCCCTCCCAAAGAGGTGTCAGCCTATCCATGCTGGCATCAAAGACTACGTTTCTGGCTCCAGTTGTAATAGATGCAGCCACAACAGATCCAGGTGTCGGATGATCTCTGTCTGGTGTAATGTCAGGAAGGAACTTGAATAGCTTTTCCTTCTGTGCGAATGACCAACGCTTGTAAGTCCAGATGTGCAGATATGCTTCGTT